CCCCGCCGATCGCCAGCGGCCATCCGTCGCGATCGTGCCAGATCGCCCAGCCGCCGCGCGCAATGCCGAACGCCTTCAGGAACCGGTCGGCCAGCGCCCGCTGGGCCGTGCTGAAGCGGGCGGCTGCGCCGACCTCGTCCGCGCCGCCTGGCAGCGCACTGGGGGCCAGGCCGCGCAGATATTCCTTACCGACATTGTAATCCCAGCCCTTGCCGATCCCGCCCTCCAGCGTGCCGGTCTCGCCGGTGCGCTTGTTCGTCCAGGTGTAGGGCGGATTGGGTTCGGGCGGCGCATCGTCCACCGCCTTGCCGCTGCGCGCCAGCATCCGCTTCGTGCGCGGTACGACCGAACAGCGGCATTCCCAGTCGCACGGCGGATAGTGCGTGTCCCACCAGGGATGATCGACCGGCAGGATGGTGCCGTGCCAGGCGTGATGCTCTGGCCGTTCGCGCCCATCCATGACCGAGCTGTATTCCAGATAGGGGAACGCGGCCTTGACGCGCTGAATGCGCTCCCACTTGCCCGCCGCATAGGCGGTGCGGATGTTGGTATTGAAAATCGTCTTGAGGCGGCGGGGCGACCCCAGCTGCACGGTGGACGCCTTGCCGGTCAGCGGGTCGATCATCCGCTTGCGACCCCACCAGCCGCGCGCCTCCAGCTTGGGTCGCAGATCCTTTTTGAACTGTTCCAGCGTCGTTCCATTGGCGATCGCATCGTCCACCGCCGCGCGAATATCCTCCAGCACGTCGCGCGACATCGCCTTGGCCACCGTGAACCAGCGGGCGTGCTCGTCGCGGAACACATCCTCCCAGCTGAAGCCGATGCGATAGCCCTTGGCGCGGAAATAGGCGATCGCCTCAGCGGGCGGCACGCCGGGCGGGGGCAGATCGGCGGGTCCGGTCATTTGCGGCGGACGCTGACCACAACGTCAAACTCGACGCCGTCCATCTCGGATCCCCATTTGGCCTGCGCGCCGGGCACGACCTTGTCCGCAGTCTGGACCCGCTCGGCCATCTCGATCACCTTCGCGCCGACGCGGTACTCGCCTTCGAAGTCGTCGATATCCTCGGACACGCTCACGCCCCCGGCTTCTCGGTCAGCCCGGCGATCCGCGCGGCAAACCCGGCCCGCTCCCCCATCTGCACGATCCCCTCGACCGGCATCGCTTGGATAATATCGCCCACGCGCAGCGCCAGCAGCTCGCGCACTTCCTCCATCGACGTCGCCGCCGCGATCATCTCGTCGAATGCATCGACCATCGGCCCGGCCAGCCCGTCCCAATCCTTCAGCGCAGCATCGGCCAGTGCGTCGATCGCATCGGGCTTGCGCGCTGGCGTGCGGATGGCGGCGGGCACCTCGGCGTCGAATTGCCGATTAAAACGGCTAGAACGGCCATTAGAACGCCCTTCGGGGCCATTAGGCGGTACTGGGTCCGCATCATCGTCCTCGCCGCTTTCTGGCGGCTCTGTGCCCGCTGCCCGCAAAACCGCCTCGCCGTCTTCCGGCGCGGGCACGCCGGTGACCTTGCGAAAATGGTTTTCGCCGACCGCGACGCCGTGCTTCACCGCCGCGTCGATCGCCTTCAGCTCGCGGTCCATATCGACCGCGTCCGGCTCACCGACACGCACGATCGGATAGTTTTCGCGCAGCCCGCGATTGAACATCACGATCGGCATCGCGACGTCGCGGGTCAGGGTGACCGACAGCCACACCGCATCGGCATCGCGCACGTCGGCGCGCACCTCGCCATGCAGGCTGGCCTGCCCCGAACCCAGCCCGCCCGATTTGGCATCGGCGGAACTGGTCTGGCCCAGCACCGCCTTCGACACCTCGTCATTCGCGAACTTCAGGAACCGCTCATACATTTCCGGGTTCGCTGCGCCGCTGCCGCTCGACGTGACAAAATCGATCACCATCGACTGGGGGATCACGCACCCGGCGTCCGACCCGATCTGCGCCACCGCCTGCGCCAGCTTGCGGATATCGTCTTCGCTGGTCCCGTTCTGATATTTGCCGACGCGCAGCGGCAGGCCATAGACCTCAAGAAAGGTGATCCAGTCCTTGATCGTGAAGTTCACGAACAGATAATACCAGGCCACCGTGCGGGCGAGGCCGCCCCGGATCGGCGTGCCTGACTTCACCTGGGCAAAATGGGTGATGTATTTGAACGGCGACAAGGGTTCGGGCAGGCCGCTATTGCCGTCCTCACCCCCCTTCAGCAGCAGCTCCTCGCCCGTGACCTGGTCGAACTCAAAGAATTGCGGATGCCGCCATTTGAGCTTGGCGGGCAGCCATGTCTTGGCCGACAGCGCCCAGATGATCTCGGTAACGCTGAACCCCTTGCCCAAGGCGTCGAGGATATCGAACAGCTCGCCCTGCAAGGTCAGCCGCTTGAGCCAGTCGCGGATCAGCTGGGCGTCGGCCTCTTCCTCTTCGCTGTCGCCCGCCGCCTCGACGTTGATCGGCAGCTGCGACACCGCGCGCTTCCGAATGCCCAGCACCGCCTGATAATGCGGCCACTTTTCCTCCAGCTCCTCCGCCAGTTCCAGATAGGCGGTGGCGTCGCCATGCTCGGCATCGCGCAGGATGCGGCCGAGCTTGGCTGGGTCCAGTCCCTGCGCCGGATGGCTCGACAGGATCGAACGGATGCCGCTGACCATCGGCGCGGCAACCTCGCGCGTCAGCGTCGCCGCCGCCTCGCGCAGCGGTCGGCCGCGCGCATCGACCAGTTCGGGCGGCCGCGCGGCGGCATAGGGGACGGGAAGGTTCGTGCTGTTCATTGGGGTGTCCTCACCAGCTGCCGCCGCCAAAGCGGCTATGCGACGCCGATCGCCGCCCGTGGCGGTTCGCAAAGGCATCGTCGGGATCGTCGCCGGACTCGCCAAAGCCGATCTTGGGGACCGAGCGATAGGCGATCATCTGTTCGGGCGTGGCGAGCGCATCGATCAGCAGCGCCGCCGCCCAGAACCAGTCGGCGTGCACAGTGCCGTCATTGACGATGCGGATCGAACCGCTCTCCTCACTGCCGATCCGCTTGATCGCGCGCAGATCGGCGCGGATGTCAGGGCGGTTTGCGGGAATGCGGAACACGCCGCGCTGGAATGCGGTCGCAAGGCCCAGCGCCAGATTGAGCCGGTTCGGCCCGGTCAGCAGCACACCCTCGACGCGGTAGGTGCCCCATTTGAGTTGCTGATCCTCGACCACCTTTTCGCCCATGCCGGTCTGATCGACCTTGGCGCGCAGCACGCGGCGGGTCCGCATCAGGCCGTCGAAATAGGCGTCCTGATGGGCAAAGGTCTGCCCGACCTCGTTATACTCGTCGCGCAGCCAGATCACGTCGCCGACCAGTTCACCGCCCAGGATGATCTGGCCATCGCGCCGACGCGCCACGTCGCGGCCGATGCCATAGACGCCGCCCGTGTAGAGTTCGGGAATGCCCGCTTCGTCATGCTCGGCAGCCGCAAGGTCTTCCGGCTTGATCAGCGAGCCGCTGCCCGCACTTGGGATACAGTCGAGTTCCTCGCCCGCCGCGTCGCCATAGGTGGCATAGATATCGGCAATCCATTCCTCCTTGGGGAGGATGGCACGGCCCTTGGCCTGGGCGACCAGCGCGATCCGCTCATACAGGCCCTGTTCGATCGCCTGTTTGAAGTCGATGCGGATGACTTCGCCCTTGCGCCGACCCGACCGGATATCGTCGCACAGCAGGTTGAAGGGGTTATCGACCCCGTCATGCGTGGACCAGACGATAACCTGGCCGCCCCACATCAGAAGCGCCAGCGCGGCCTTCAGCGTTTCGCCGATATTCTTATGGAACGCCGCTTCGTCGATCAGCACCTTGCCCTGCTTACCGCGAATGGCGCGGGGGACGCTCGGCAAGGCAACGATCTTAAAACCAGCCGAGAACTTGATGCGAAAGGCCATGACCGGCTTTTCACCGTCGCCCTCCAATATCTCTTCATCGACCTCGTCAGCGGCGATGCCGAACACGCGCGCCCACATCGCGCACGTCTCGATGAACTCGCGCGACATTTCCATGTCATAGCCCATGTACCAGCAGTTATCGCCGCCATCGCGTGCAGACTTGCTGGCGGTCAGGACCGCGAACGCCGCGATCGCCCAGGTCAGGCCGATGCGGCGGGACTTTTCGATGACCAGCAGGGAGACGCCCGACACGGCCCGGCCGACGGCCATTGCCTGATAGAGCAGGAACACCGCCGCGCGGCCGACCGATGCCAGCACGCTTTCTGCGGCCTCGCGCTCGGCGGCGCGTTCCTCACGGGACGGGTCGATCGCGCTCACGTCGCGACGCCCAGCACTTCGTTATAGATCCAGTCGGCGGTTTCCTTGCCCAGCCCGCGCGTCTTCGCCGCATCGCGCGCCTTGCCCGCCGCCGCCTTGGTCGCAGCGTCGCGGGTCTTCAGGATCAGGTCGGTGTTCGCCTTGCGCGCGGACGTCAGCTGCTGGAGCGCCTTGGTCGCCAGCATCACTTCCATCGGGCCAAGGGTGACGGGCTGACCATCGCCGTCGTCATTGGTCGCGGTGAACAGCCGCAACAGCATCGACTGGGCCAGTTCGATGTTGAGTTCGACCAGCCGGTCCTCATTGCCTTCACCGACCTGATTGACCAGTGCCTGGGCGGTTTCGCGCGCCTGTCGCAGCTGCGCGCCGACCTCTTCGATCGACTTGACGTGACGGCCCAGCGCCGATCGGGACACGCCCTGTCCCAGTTCGATCAGCTTTTGCCGGATCTCGTCGATCGTCCAGCCGTGATCGATCCGCAGCTTGCCGATCAGATCCTTGATCTCTGGATCGAGCCGGTCGATCGACGACGGCTGATGACGGCGCGGGCGGCGCATCTCAAAGCCCCTGGTGCGGGCTGGCGATGCCGCCGATCGACACGTGCCCGGCGACGGCCATGCGGCCGCGTTCGGTGATCTTCGCGACCATCACGGTGTCACGGACCATTTCGGTCGTCACGCAATCGCGCTGCGCCAGCTCACCCAGCAACCGGCGCACGGCGGACTGGTCAAGATACTGGACATGGCCCAGCGACCGCATCGCGGTCAGCAGCGTGCCGTCATTCGACGCGCCGCCATCCTCGGCGATCAGCTGGAGCAGCGCCAGACGGCGCAGGGTGTCAGTTTCCTCGGCATAGTTCATCGGTCGAGCGCCCCCTTCATCAAAATGGCTTCGATCCGCGCCACGCCGTCGCGGGCGTGCCGCGCCGCGTCATGCACCGCGTCGATCTTGGCGTCGGTTGTTTCGGCCTGGCCGTGCAGGCGCTCCTCCATGCGGTTGAGCTTGCCCTCCAGCGCCAGCACCATCGCCACGCTGGCCCCGGCCGTTTCGACGCGCTTCAGCTCGGCGCGCATTCGGTCGAAGTCACTAGCCGTCGCCGCTTGATCGACCTTGGTCTCGATCCGCTTCAGCTCGGCAAACAGCTTGCCAATCTGCCGCGACAGCTTGCCGGTGTTTTCCGGGTTCAGCTGGCCGCGTCGAAAAACGGTCCACACGACCAGGGCGACGATCACCAGCGCGATCGCGAGTTGCAGCCATTCGTTCATTGTCCGTCCTTCGGTTTCGCGCCGATGCGCCCGGCGATCGCCGAGAAAAACGCATCCATGATCCGCTTGATTCCTGCCTTGGTCTCCGACCCCAGCGCCTCGGCCACCGCGTAGCCGGAAAAGCCCAGGCCAATGCCCCAGCTCAACGACACCAGCGGCATCTGCCCGAACGCGATCGCGCTGGCCGTGACCAGGGCGAGCAGCGTCAGCCACACCGCGATGCGCCGCCGCCATCCGATCACCGGGGGCGCAGGCGCGAGCAGCTGCCCCAGGACGACGCCCAGCACCCCCGCCGCCGCCGAGAACACCGGGATCTGCACGCCCCAGGCGATGACCAGCTCCGGGCCGGGAATGATGATCGCGTTCGATGGCGCAGTGCTCATCAGCACCACGATCGGCGTGATCGCCTGCGCGCGGATCAGCTCGGCGTGTGCGTCGAAGGTCATTTGCGCTCGCTCAGCTGATCGAGCCAGATGCCAGCGCGTCGGCGGCATCATTGACCAGCCCGGCGAACTGCTCAAAGGCGTCGGCCCCCGACCAGGTCAGTCGCTCCAGCCAGACGCCATAGACGCGGGTCATGGTTGGCCCGGTGGTGCCGGTGGTGACGCGGACATTGCCGATCGCGGTGCCGCCGTTCTCCATCGCGACCCAAGCCTGCCAGTCGAGATAGATTGTAGCGCCATCGATGACCGGCTCGCCATCCGTCACGTTCCAAAGCCAGATCACCGCACGGGTCTGGACGCTGGCTGACCCAGGGAT